CCACCACGCCGTAATCCGGCCCACACAACCTGGCGCCTTTATGGGCGCCGGGGTGCTTTTGAGGTGACTCATGAAAGTGATCTACACGGACAAACCGGGCAAAGAGCGCGGCGTGTGCTACCGCCTGCTGAGCGAGTTCTTTGGCGTCATTGGCTCCGCCACTGAGGTGGTCGTCGATGGTGATGCACCGGATATCTTCGATGCCTACCAAGCAGCCGGCATCAAGGTTTCCGACGGCAAGGAGCAGGAAACCCCTGAAACCGACCCTCTCAAAATGAAGGTCCCCGAGCTGAAAGAGTGGCTGACCGAGAAGGGCATTACCTTTGACGCGACCGCCAAGAAAGAAGACCTGCAGGCCCTGGTGCCAGCGGAATAAGGACAAGCACATGACCGACTTCATCACCGTTGCCGATGTTGACGCCCAGCTCGGTCCTAACTGGGCGGGCACCGGTGATCCGGTCCTTGCTGTGACCATGGCCAACGCCTGGCTCACGGCCAAGATTAAGCGGGCTGTTCCCGATCCGGTCCCGGCCGAGATCAAAACAGCCGGTGCCCAGGTCGCCAAAGAAGCGGCGGCGGGCAAGCTGTACACGTCCACGCAGAAGGAAGTGCAGAGCAAGACGGTATCGGCTCAGTCCGGCACATCAGTGAGCAAGACCTACGTGGCCGGCTCTACCGATCAGTCGGCCGGTGTCAACTTCGCGCTGGCCCTGCTGGCCCCGTGGATCACACGCTCCGGCGTGATGATGCTGAAAAGGATCTGATCATGGGCATGCGCGAAGAGATCCAAGCCGAACTGGCTGAAGCGTTCGATGATGCTGATGGGCTGGCCGATGCAGTCAAGCCCATCACAGGCGTTCGCAAGATCGCGGGCGAGTATGACCCCGACCTAGGCGGCGAGACGCCGGAGACCACTGTCACGTACATGGGGCGCGGTGTTCTGGGCAGCTACCTGTCCAAGGAAATTGACGGCTCACTGATCCAGACCACCGACAAGAAGCTGCTGGTGCTGCAAAACGAGCTGTTCGTGTCTGAGTCTGGAGTGCCGACGGTGGCACCGGCTATCCCTGCCATTGGCGATATCGTCAACGGCATGCGGGTCTTGAATGTTTCCGCCGATCCGGCAGATGCGACGTGGACGGCCCAGTTGAGGAAGTGACATGGCGACTCAATCCGGTAGCTTCGCCCTGAGCCTGGCCGAGTTCGCCGCTCAGACGAGTGAAGCCATCGACGCCAGCGTGCGAGAGATCATCATCGAGGTCGGCAGCAGCCTGATCCGGATGTCTCCCGTGGGCAATCCTGAAATATGGGCGGCCAACGTTGCTCATCGCGAGGCCAATTCCCGCGCTGCCGATGACTACGACTTCAAAGTCGCCGTCCGCAACACGCTCATCAACCTGAACGAATCGAACTTCACGAAGGCGGGCAACCTCAAGCGCGGCGTGAAATATGCCAAACCGCTAACGAAGACCGAGCGCGACCAGAACTTCACCGTGAATGGCTTGGTGGCTGGCCGAGACTATGTTGGCGGTCGCTTTCGGGCGAACTGGAATTTCTCCATTGGCTCTGTCGACAACAGCTTCCGTATTCATCCGGACCCAACAGGGGCTGAGGCGACTGCACGGCTTGTGGCGGGTGCAATCGAGTTCAAGGCCGGGCAAACGGCTTTCATCGTAAACAACTTGCCCTACGCGATTCCGCTGGAGTTCGGCCACTCAACCCAGGCCCCCGGCGGCATGGTCCGGGTAACCGTGGCTCGCTTCCAGCAGATCGTGCTGGAGGCCATCAGGAACAACCAGGTATGAAAACCGAAGAGCTTGCATCAGTCGCTACGCTGAAGGTCGGAATGTGTGAACTGTGTCACCAGGATCTAAAGTATGTTGAAGGCTCGGCGATGGCATTGAGCCTCCCACCGAAGTACCTGAATCGTTGCGAAAACTGCGGGCGAAACCACTGGATTGAATACCGGTCGCCCGCCCAATACGCGCGGACATTGGTATGAGTCACGCAATCATCGCTTCGATCTACGAGGCCAAGCTCATCGCCTGGAACGCTGCCAGGTCGGACAAGCTCAAGATCGTTTTCGAGAACACGGCCTACGCGCCAGCAGAAGGCGAGACCTACCTGCGAGCCTTCACTATCCCGGGCGACACCGCGAGCAACACACTCGGCGGTGATCACCGGCTGTTTACCGGCGTGTTTCAGGTCAGCATCATCGCGCCGGCGGGCACCGGAAAGATCAAGACCAACCCAATTACCACCGAACTGGTTGACTTGTTCCCGCTATACGCCAGGGACACGAAGGGTGCGGTCACCGTGGTGACCATGTCGCCAGTTGACCCGGGCCCTGGCATTACGGGCGATTCAACTTATACCGTTCCAGTCTCGTTCTTGTACCGAGCCGACACCAACTGATCCCGCCCATTGGGCAAACCCAGAGACCCGCCATTGAGCGGGTTTTTTCACATCTGCAAAGAGGAAATACCCCATGGGCTACAAACTCCCGAACGGCGGCACCTTCCAGCACGCCGCAACCTACGCCGCGGCACTGGCGTTCGCCACCATTAGTAACGCGAGCGAGGCGGTGGCCACCGTTGTAGGTGGCACCATCGCTGCCGGCGATATTGTTCTGCTGACGTCTGGCTGGAGCAAGCTGGATAGCAAGGTGGTGCGCGTGAAGGCAGCCACGGCAACGGCGATTACCCTGGAAGGCATCGACACTACCGACACGCAGGTCTATCCGGTCGCTGGCGGCGCGGGAACCATGCGCAAGATCCTGACATGGGTGCAGATCCCGCAAATCTCCGACGTAGCCTTCTCTGGCGGTGAACAGAACTACTTGGATGTGGTGTTCCTCGAGGATGACCAGGGTAAGCAGATCCCCACCGACAAATCGGCAGCAAGCATGGTGCTGACTATCGCTGACGACCCAGCCCAGGCGTTCAACGGGGTGCTGCTGAAGGCGGACGCCGGCAAGCAGATCGAAGCGGCGCGCCTGAACCTGCCTGGTAACGACACCCTGCTGTACGGCACCTACACGTCGTTCTCCAAGCAGCCGGCGGTATCCCGCAACAACCTGCTGACCCGTACCGTCAGCTTGGCGTTGCAGGCCGAGCCGACCCGCTACCTGACTGCGGTGGTGTAACCCATGGCTAAGATCCGTATTGCACAAAAGGCTACGTTCAATGCGCCCGTGCTGATTCCGATCGTCGGCAGCGAACCCGAGAAGGTCGAGTTCACTTTCAAGTACCGGGATCGCACCGAGCTTGCCGCTCTGTTCGATGAATGGAACGAGGCGCGGAACAAGGCGCGGGCCGCGCTGGGCGATAAGCCGTCCTGGTCGGAAGTGGTCGCCGTGGACACCGAGCAGCAAACCCAGCAGATCAAGGATCTGGTAGTCGGCTGGGGCTTCGATGACGAATACAGCGACGACAACATCGTCGCATTCGTGAAGTCCTGCCAGGGTGCCGCCGAGGCGGTCGTTAAGGCCTACGAAGGCGCATACAGTCAGGCCCGTCTGGGAAACTGACTGACGCCGCCCGCGCGATGTACTCGCCGAGCGTGCCCGACACGATTATCGGCATGTTCGGCCTTGCCCCTGGCGATCTGGTTGAAGACGTGGAGGTCTGGCCCTGCAATTGGCCTGCCTTCCTCCTATTCAACCGAATGTCCACCCAGTGGCGAGCAGGCGCCGGCGGCGCGATAGGTCTCGACTACAGCTGCATCCGCGACGTGGCCGGCTTCCTCGGCATCAAGAAAAAGAAACTCGCTGAAATCTTCCCAGACCTCCAGGTGCTGGAAGGCGAGGCCCTGCGCGTCATGGCGGAGGAGAGGGAAAACAGCCCGTAACCGCGGGCACTTATTCAAGGTGAGTCGATGAACATTGCAGAGCTCGGCGTCAAGATCGACTCGGCCGATGCAATCCAGGCGAAAACGAGTCTGGATGAAATGGCGAAGGCCGGCGGCCGGGCCGAGCAGTCCGCCGTTTCGTTGATGAACGAAATGCAGGCGCTGGAAAAGTCACTGTCCACCAGCGCCAAAACCACCCAGGACTTGGCAAAGCAGCGTGACGCTCTCGCCAAGCTGACTAAGACCGGCGCCTATGGCGAGGCCGAGGCCGCGAAGATCTCGGCGCAGCTCGACAAGCAGCAGGTGGCCTTGGCCAAGTCCGCTATGGACGAGCAGAAGGCCCTCAACAGCCTGCTAGGGGCTATTGACCCCGCCCGTGCCGCGCTGGCTAAGCTGGACACGCAGGTCGAGCAACTGGGTAAGCATCTCGACGAGGGTCGAATCAGCCAGGACCAGTACAACAGCGCACTGGCCAAGATCGACAAGGATTACGGAAAGCTCGAAAAGACCACCACCGGGTTCGACAAACTGCGCCTCGGCACACGCCAGGCACAGGAAAACGTCGTACAGCTGGGTAACGCGCTGTCGTCGGGTGACTGGGGTAGCGGCGTTCGCGCAGTAGCTCAGCTGGGCGCCGGTGCCGGTGCTGGTGCAGCCGGTCTGCTCGCCATCCTGGCGCCGCTAGCCCTCGCCACTGCGGCCGTGGGCGCCCTGGCCTATGCCTATCACCAAGGCAGCGAAGAACAGGACAGCTACAACAAGTCTCTGATCCTCACCGGCAACTACGCCGGACTGAGTGCCGGACAGTTGGGTGACATGGCAAAGCAGGTCGGCGCTACTGTCGGCACTACCGGTCAGGCGGCGGCAGTTCTGGCCACGCTGGCGGATAACGGCAAAATCGCGGGCGAGAGCTTCGCAGGCATCACCCAGGCCGCAGTGTCGATGCAGGAAGCTACCGGGAAGGCGGTAAGCGAGACAGTCTCGGAATTCGTCAAGCTGGCCGACGATCCGGTAAAGGCATCCGCGGCGCTGAACGAGCAGTACCACTACCTGACTGCCTCTGTTTACTCGCAGATCGCAGCATTGGAAGAGCAGCGCGACCACGCCGGTGCGGTCAAACTGGCCACCGAGTCCTATGCAGACGCGATCAACGAGCGGACGCCGAGGATTCTGGAAAACCTCAGTTTTTGGGAGAAGGGTTACAACGCTGTAGCGCGCGCCGCCGACAACCTCAAGAACATCGGCCGTACAGATATTGGCGCCGACATTGAGCAAGCCCGTCGGAACCTGGCGAGCGCACAATCCGGCGACATCGGTCTCTTCCAAAACAAGCAGGTGATGGTTGATTATTACACCAATCAACTGAACATGTTGGAGGACCAGAAGGCGGCACAGGCTGAAATTGCAAAGCTGGAAGGCGATCAGGCAAAGGCCCAGCAAGCCGCCATCACCTCAATGCAGAAGGTTGACGCGCTCACCAAGTCCTCGTGGACAAATGAGCAGAAGCGGGCAGACGCCCTCAAGGACTATAAAAAGCAACTCGACGATATCCGCAAGGTAGCGCCGAACGATCCTCGCCTGGCTCAGGCAACGGTCGACAAAAACATCTCCAACATCAACGACAAGTTCAAGGACCCGAAAGCCGCCGGTTCCCAGGTCGATTTGACCAGTTTCAACAGCGCCAAGAACGACCTGGCGGCGATCACCGACACCTACAAAAACTACCAGAAGGAACTGGAGGCGGCACAGAAGGCTGGCCTACTGTCTGAGGAAGACTACCTGCTGCGGCGTCAGGCGCTGATCGGGAATCAGCTCGACCAGACAACGGCAGCCTACGAAGCAGAGATTACGGCGCTTGAGGCCGCCAAGGGCAAGAAGTCCACGTCCGCTGCGCAAAGCATCCAGCTGGACCAGAAGATCGCCGACGCGCGCGCAGGGATGGTCAAGGCGCAGAAGGACGCGGACAGTCAGCTTGAAGTGCTCGCAACCAACGAAACCGGGCGCTTGGCAAAGCAGGAACGGGCGATCAGCACGTACGTGCAGGCACTGGGGCAGCAACAGAGGGCCTTGGAGCTTGCAGGTCAGCGTGCAGTGCTCGGCGTGGGGCAGGGTGATCGACAGAACGCGCTCAGCGGCGAGTTGAACAGCCAGCAGGACCGGTTTGCTCAGCAGTCGCTGGAGCTTGCCAACCAGAAGTCTGATCCGTCGCGCAACATGTCGGAGGAAGAGTTCAAGCGCAAATCGCAGGCTCTCGCAGACGCGAACAAGGCCGCCACCGATCAGATCCGGCAGAACTATGCGGATGTGGAGGCCGCCCAGGGCGATTGGACGAAGGGCGCAACGGCAGCCTGGGATAACTACCTGGATTCGGCGCGCAACATCGCCGGGCAAACCAAAAGCCTGTT